TTGAAATCGGTACTCAACCAATCTTCTTTGCCATCAGAATAAATATCTACCTTGAAGTCAATACTTGTAATACCAGAATTTATCTTGATAGTTTTCGTTAGGGGGTAGAAAACTACCTTGTTCGCCATTAATCATCCTTCCTTTTTCTTGTTTTCTTAGGAGGAGTGCTACTGGACTCTGTGACCATATAAGAGATACCAGTTGTACCATTAGTAACTAGAGGAAGGTCCCTAGCCTCTTTTTCAAGTACGTCATTCCACACACTCTCTGCAGATCTCTTTAAAAGTCGTACAACAAAGTATGCCTTTTCTCCAACATCCCAAGTTACAGTAAAATTCTCCCAACCATCAAAACCAATCTGTGACTCCATGTGTGCCTTTATTTCCTCTACATAGTTCATAACTGCAGAATCAGTGGGGGAGGCTTTTGCACCTCCCACCTTTTCTGTCTGCAATCGGAAGCAAATATAACGGACTTGTTTTCTCGTTAATTCTTCCATTTAATCTCCTTTACTAAGCTGGATCTGAGTAGTTACGCTCATCATCAGCTGTTACTGTGATGGTTTGACCAGCTGTTCTGGTTATAGTGTACTCTGTACTTGTCCAGGTTGCCCCATTAAGTCCTTGAGCTACTACAACAACATCTGCTGACAATCCTTTAGTACGTCCTCCTTGCTCATTGTTATCATAGTCGAATGTCCATGCTATACCGCTCGCTGTAATCAGACCAGTAATATTATCACCAGATGGATAAGGATTTTTCTTTACAATAATAGCACCTGAAGTATCAAATAAACTTCCACCTGCATTTGCAAAGTACATAGTATAAATTGTATCTGCATCTGGCTCTGCTACCAGATTTCCTGAGAACATTAGGTTTCCTGTTGCAATGAATGGATACCAAACTTCAGTTGAGGCAACTGGTACAAAGGTCTCTGCATTTACACCACCACCATCTACGGTAATAGCTCTGAAGATGATGTTGTTGGTTGAATCTGCAGCAAAGCCAGTTATCAACACACCACCTTTTGTCTTTAGTGTATCACCAACATATTCCATCAACTGTTCAGCAAGCTTACCATACATGACAGTACCACTTCTTTGTCCAGCGGTTGGTGAGTCATTTGCATTTATATCACCAGTCTTACGAAGTTGTCTCTGAGCCCAGTCATATATCTCTCTATCTGTACCACCTGCTCCGGTAATAAGTCTATTGAAGGCATAGTAGTTAGCACCAATTTGTTTTTCGCCATTATAGGCTTGCCAAATTGCTGTGCCTGTGAATGAACCATACGCACCACTTTCCCCACCAGTTAGTGTACCACCAGTTGAACAGTATGCCCATCTTCCAGTACCATCCTTAACTACGTTACCAGTTACATAGGATTGAACGGCTGCGGTAGCAAATAGAGTACCTTTTAGATAGTTAATTTTTATTGACTGCCAGGGTTCTGTTGCACTATCTACAGTAACATCAGATGCTGTGGTTTTAAGATCTGTTGAGTTAGCAAGAGGCAGTTTGTAAAGAACAGGCTCTAGAGCTGCAATAGACTGTTCAGTTAGTAGGTTATACTCTGAATAAAGTTTAGGTCGAATACGTAGAAACATCTTAAGATATGATGTCTTTCCAGTAATACTAATAGCTTCGTTTAGGTTACCTGTCTTATTGAAGTTAGCTATTGTTTGAGAATAACCCTGTGCTTGTACATAATAAGCCTGATCCAAAGATGAGTCGAAGTTACCTAGGGACACAATACCTGCATAGATATCAGAACCCTCTGTCCAACCTGCATCTCTAACTAGGTTACGACTTGTGGCATCTTCAAAGGTCCAACCATTGATAAATGTACCATCTGTTTTCGTGTACATCTTGATTGGGAATTTGAATTTATTCAAAGCTGCATCATCTTTCCACGCCCCTTTAAGGAATGAATAAACAGCCTGTAATGTAACACCAGACCCTGAACCAGGACTTGTATTGTCCAAGTCTCCAGCTACTAATAGCTGAATGGTCTTACCAGTGGTGTCAATTACTATTTCTGAGCCCTGGGCAAGAGCATCAGGATCTATAATTTTATATGACATTTCTTTTTATCTCCCTTGCCCTACTGGGCAAATTTACTACGGATTACTATAGAATGGATCATTATCTAACTGTATTGTTAGTGATACAGTTCCAGATGATGGTATAGTATAGTTATTTACTACTTTTGGTTGGTAACTTGTTTTATTCATTATTGTAATATAAGTTACTGTTCCACCACCTGTTGTATAGTTATAAGTTGTTAATCCATCTGTAATATTATCTTCAGTATGTAGAACTGTACTATCTGAATTTTTTACAATTGTAACTTCACAGTTTGCTGTTATAGCAGTACCATCTGAATCAACTAAATAAATATTGAGTGTAGTTGAGGCAGTGAAGGTAGTAGTAGAGCCTGTATATGAAGTAGGATCTGATGTACCACTTTTTTGTATTTCGATAGAACTACCAGATGTATTATTTACATCATAAGTATTACCTGAGAAGGTAAGATCTGTGTAGGTATATGGTGTACCTGCAGCACTTGGCATTTTAATAGCAGCACCGGTTGTATTAGCAATAAATTTACACTTCTGAATATCAGCATTTGCGTTCCACAGAGCTGCACCTGATGTGCTGACTGTTTCTGCGAATGTACAGTTTCGCATTTTAATTGCACCAACAGGATCTACCTGACTACAACCTGCGAATGTAACATTGTATGCTTTATGGTCCGCATCATTACCAAAGTTGATAGTTCCTGTTATAGTTTTGAATACTGTACCATACAAAGCCGTTACAGAACCCGCATTATTGCCACCATAGAAGTCAAAGGAAACTGTTGAGTTCGGATCTCCAATGAATTGACTTCCTGAACGTCCTGAATCTGTACCAACAACAACTCCATCAGTAAAGGTAGTTGAATAACTTGCTGCATCTTCGATAACTATTTTGTTCGCTGTTGCTGGATATGAAGTAACCCAAGCACTTGAATGATAATATTCAGAAGTACCAAACTGAATAATTCTTCCAGAATCAGCGAAGGAGGTTGCTGCACTTTGAGAGGTACTTCCTATCCAAAGACCACCGTAAATATAATAAATTCCTTCTCTTTCTTGTACTACTCCCCAGGCTCTATTTGCAAAATCTGTGCAATAAGCAACCACATCAGCCCATGCAGTAGTGCTTGTGCCAGTTATACGCAACCCCTTTGCTACGGCAATCTGTGAAAAGAAGATGGATTCCGCACGTACCGAAACATCAGTATCAATATATGTGCCTATGAAACGTACTGAACTTGTATTGAAAGTGCCTGTGTCTGCAATGGTTCCTGCTTTTGTAGGATCAACAACAAAAAGTTTCCAACCACCTGTCCATCCATTAGAATCTGTTTTATTAGCAATTAGGTAACTTCTATAGTTATTGATATCTGTACCTATTCTGATCATAAAACTGTTGCCAGTTTTAAAAGCACCCTTTGAGGAAATATTTATCCACATATAGATAAATTGATTCTCATGTGCTCCACCAGAACCGAAATTTAGAGCTGTAACTCTATCGAAATAGGACCAACCAGCCTTTGAAGCGTATTGATTTCCAATAGACATAGCACCATATAAATACACATCAGGGTTTGTACCAATAGTACCAGAGCCAGATTCATACCAGTCACCAGTACCAAGACCACCAGTATCGTTGGTAAGCAAATCTGCATTTGCTATAACCCCTAACCCTTCATATGCTATCGTAAGTGCCATAACTTACCTCTTAGGTTGGGTCAGCTATATTAATTTTCCAAGCTGGTATATCAACTGTACCACCACCAGTAAGTGCTTGTGAAGTACAAGTAGTTACATAGCGTAGAGTAGTATCTCCTACTTTACACAGGGCTACGTGTAAAGCAGTACCATTATGATCAATAGGCACTGTACTTTGAGCTGCTATAGTGAGCTTACGTCCACTGGTATCATTTGCAATTACATAGTCACCATTTCCATCTCCAGCAGTAAGTGCTATATCTGCAAGATCATATGTACCTGTTGCTTCAGCATAGGAAGTTGGTACAGTTGAACAAACAATCATCAAGTCACTTGCTGCTACATACGCTAGTGCAGCATCTAACATTGCATCAGGAGCTACCTTACCCACTGTTCACCTTCCTATTAGTATCTACTAATCCCATAGTTGAATCTTTAACTTCAAGAGTAAAATGAGGCTTACCCACCACACTTTCCTTTTTTACTTTTCTTTTTTTTTCATTCTTACTTCTTGCCATCTTTTTCCTCCGTCTTTCCAGTCAAGGAAAGGGTATTTACTTCAGCGAGTCTGGCTTCAATGGCCCTTACTATAGCATCTGACTTACCTATTTCTTTAGATAAATCTACCATCCTATATAAAACGGCTTCGTTGCTTGTCTTATTAAGTTTAGCTTGTAGTGCTAAAAATTTCATATTAATAACTTCTTTCAACTGCTCATCAGAAAACTGTTCAATTGGGATCTCTACTGGTGTTTCTTTTACCTTACGTAAAACTTCAATAATATAACCAGAGTCGAAATGAACTTTATTCTTCCTCTTGAAGAATACATCATCTCTTTCGTTCCACATATCAATAAAGCAAGATTCATCACCCCTAGTTGGATCCCCATATAACATGACCCCTATCGGATTTTCATTGAAGGGGTCTATCGCTATCACATATACTCGACCTAAAATGGTCTTCTTGTATGTTTTATATGGTGTTCCAGTCTGCATAGCAGAAAAAGTATCTATATTATTTTCCATCATTTTTTCTCCTTTAAATTCGTTAATTCGTTTATAAAAAGGGGAGAGGGTGTCCTCTCCCCCTGCTTATTCAATACTTTCTTGATTATTAAGATAGTTTGATCACATAGATTCCAGAAGCATTATCTATAATCATACCAAATTGCTGGTAGATTTCAAGATACCACTGTGGAGGTGTAGGTCTCATATCATCATACTGTTTGGTCATTACCCCACCATAAGTAATAAACTCTCCAACATTCTGTCCGATAACAAGGATTAGATCCTCAGGGATTAGTTTGTTGTAGTCTTCTAGGTTGTCATACTCTTGCTCTAGGGTTAGGAGCTTTGCTCCATAGTAATTACCCAATCTTCCTGTTGCCATAATTTCCTGGATTCTCTCAGGAACTGAATGGTAGGTATCATCGGGATCTGCCCAGAAAGCAGCGAACTTGGTGATTGGGGTCATTGCTACACGTGAGCCAATAACAGCCTTTACACCACCAGCAGTCTGGTTGATGTAGTCAATAGCAGTTTCTAGTACGGGAGCGGTAATGGTAGAACCAGCTGCTACATAGTTATTAGGAGTATTTCCAACAGTCCAGATACTTGCTAGGGCTGTGAATACTTTTCCTAAGTAATAGTCACGAAGCTTGGCTTCCATTTCTGTTCGCATATCTGCAACAGTTCCGATCTCACCTGATTCAAGTTCCCATAAGTTAGCGGTAACTTTTACATCAGCACCGTCTAGAGCGAAGTTCATTCTCTCACCAACAGTGATTTCTGATGCTAGGTGAATAGCACCTGGAACTAGGGTACGAACTTGAATTCCTTTACGTACCTTTTTTACAAGAGCATCACCTGGCTTTAGAGCTCGTGAGCTCATCAGCATACTGATAAAGTCCACAGTAAGGTGATGGGGCTGAATATATTCAACCATTAACTGAGCTAGTGCCTCTCTTTGTCCTTTATCTTTCATTAAAGAGGCAAGTCTCTCCTTTAGTTTATCTTCCATTTTTTTTATTTCCTCCTAAAAGGTTATACAACCCTTACGGTTAATTTTCCAGTTGTTGAATCGTAGCGTTCAGTAAAGCCTACAACACCAACTGTTAGGGATGCTGTGTATAGAAGTTGTCCTGGATGAGCCTGGTAGTCTACTACTAGAGCTGCTCCTGGTACAATAATATTTGCATTATATACGAACTGTCCAGATGGAATTGTGAAAACTCCGTCTGAGAATGCAAGTGCTAGGTTACCTGATGGGATAGTTTCTCCATCTGTATATCCTGGATAAGTTAAGTATACTTTTGCATTGAATGGTACGTTTGCTACTCCACCAAAACCCTGTCTCATTGAGAATGGGTAGGATGGGGTTGGCTCATAGATAGGAGTCTGACCATTGCTTACAGGCCAAGTAATAACATACTTAGCTCTAGCTGCCTCTTCAGCAGTTGTAGGAACTTTCGCTCCCTTTAGGTCTTCCCTACTTCCGAAACCATGGGTCTCAGTATGCGCCCCTAGAACCACGAAGCTTCCTTCAACAATGGCCTTTTTGGTTACCACACCTTGAACCTTACTAAAATCATTGATCTCCATTAGTTATTCCTCCAAAGTTATTTAGCCTTGCGTAGTTCTGCAGCAAGTGCTTTGATGTCAAGTTCTTTAGGTGCATCACCAGTTAGGTCAGGAATTTGAGTTCCACCCGCAGAAGAAGTAGATTCTCCTGTTCTGGTTGAAGAAAATGCTACCAACTCTTGTACCATGAATTCAAGACTTGCCTGATCCATGTTTAATAGTTTATCCTTATTCTCTTCGTAATAAGTGTCGGGCTTCTCGATACCCGCTTTAACAAAGACTTCTTTTACTTCTTGGAACTTAGCAAGTGCTGCTGCCTCAGCTTCCACTGATGCTTTGAATTCACGTAAAGGTACTAACTCTGTTTCCTTTTCAGCAATCAGGGTTTCCTTTTCTGTTAGTTCCGCTTCTTTACTTGCTAAAGTTGCCTTAAGGTCTAAGACTTCTTTTTGTAGTTTTTCTAGCTCGTCCAATGTATTATCCTCCGAATTTTGTTCCTGTTCTCCGTCTGTAGAAGCTACCTCTAGAACAGGAGTTCTTCCTGCATAAGCAGGTCTACCTACTATGGTAACTCCTTTTAGAGTTGTTCCAATAAGATCCTCTATTCCATTTTCATCAAATGAAGAATCCTCATGTAGTATCTCCCAAGAGACATTTACAGGTATCTTCTCTGCAATACAGGTTTTTAGATAATCTATATCCTGTTCTCGTTCTCTCTTCCACAAAGCTGCTAAAGCAACTATCTGATTCCCAGATTGTTTCAGTTGTGCTATAACTCCCAGTGGGTAAGATTCCTCATGTCCTTCATTTGGCTTTTCATAAGCCATCTTGAATGGCATATAAGTTCCTGTACGTATTAGGTTAGCGAATTCAGTTTGCGGTATACGCATCTTGTTCTCATTAGGCATATCATCTGTTAAAATAAATTTAGTCCATGAGATAGCCAGATTATCAGAAACTGTTGAAGATACCGCCTCTTTGAAATCCTTAAAATCAGTATCATCATCATTATCTAAGGACAATGATACTATATTTTCAAATTTTATGCTTGATATAGGGTCTTTTTTCATATTTTATTGCTCCGAAGCAGTCTTTTTAACTGCTGGTTTCTTTTTTGTAGTTATAACTGGCTCTCTACTATTAGGAGTAGGTTGGAACTCAGGTACGCCAGAGTCTTCTAGCTTGGTTTGTTCCTCTGTTCTAAGTTCTAGCTCATCATCGAATGAGTAACCAAAAACTTTTGAAAGGGAGGTTCTGCTTAGTGAACCAGTGTCCAATAACATTTGCATAGCGTCCAAATATGTCTTGAAGTCATATAGATTAATTGGTTTGAATGCAATACCAGGAACAGAAGAGAAGCTATTCATAGTAGCTACATCATATACAACTCGTTGTAGGATATTTAGTATCTTATTCCTGAAGTTGTCCATTGTCTTTACCGGAGCAATTGCTGAATATTCAGGATCTGATGCGTTACTTCTTTCGGATTCTCCTGCTATCAAGGTTCTTGGAAAGCCTAGTGCAAAGATTAATTCCTGATTTACTTCTTTGTACTTCACATCATCTAATAGAACACTTACATCTGGGAAAACCCAGTTAAGTTCTACAGTATGATCAGAATAGAACTGAAATATATTTTCAATCAAATTGTAGGAAGTATTTCTCCAAGATAACTGATCTTTAACTGATGAAAGACGTGCCTCATCTTCTTCTGAATCAGTCATTGGGAAATCATCACTTCCTATCTTTACATGAAGTATTGAACTTATTACCTTTGTAACAATAGAGTAATCTGCCTTTCTTAAATTTCTTTTGTGCTCTAGAATATCAAGAGCAGCTGAGAGATAAGGTACTGGATATGGGGAGTCTTGTATGACTCTTCTCCTTATTATATTGGGGTTCTCCAACAGTACCTTATCCTTTCCTGCTTCTACCTCAGTTACAAACTTAGGATAGTAAGCAACTAACCACTCATATAGCCTCTTATCCTCTGTGCCATCAGGATATATTCCCTTATGCTCAATAAAGTATCTAACTTCATCTGGTATTATAACATAATATGATGGTTTATTGGATAATATAGTTTTCTTTATCTCAATTGTAGTAGGATCTCTAAGCCAAAGAGCATCTGGAAGTGTAAGATTTTCATATTTCTTTACTCCCATTCTTTTGACATCATCTTTACCTTTAACTATATACTTAAATTCAGGAACTACAAGTCCTGATAGTAAGAATTCAAGAGCAATATCCTCTGAGAAGTCAAGCAACTGCTGCTTCATACCAGTGAATACCCTGAATTCATTGTCACTAAGACCATTCTTAGAGAACTCTAAGTCATTGATTCCTATTTCTATTAATTTATTGATTGTTGTAGAAGTAAGTGGGTCTTTTCTATAGTAGAATCTACACTTATTTACTAAGACATTGAAGCGTTCCATATCTACGGGCTTCTCTGTGTTTGGCTTTGAGTTCCAAGGGTTTACTACCTTAGCTGGGTTCTCTGCATAGATAAACTCAGCTTTAGATGTAATTTGTACCTTAGAAGGGACAGCCTTTGCTTGTTTTATTTTTTCTGGTGTCATAATTATTTTTCCTCTGGACTATATCCATCCAGCCTTAAAAAGTTTTCTCTTTGGTCTTCTAGAGAATGAGAATTCATTCATTAAGTAATATGAAGTAGCTGCACACAGAAGAGCAGAGGTAAAGTGATCATCTCCCTTCTGTCCTCCCTTGCTGGCAAGGGTTCTATATGCTATTTCTCCACTTACTGTTTTTGTATATGTCATTCTTTCCAGTTCTATTATAATATCCATATCGGTAGATGTATAAACTATTCTACCATTATTAGTGTAGTCCTGAAGGACAGATACCGTAAAGGGCTTTGTCTTTGATTTTATTTCCTCTCCCTCTGTGTTAAGGCCTAGCACCATAGAGGCTGAGAAATCAATCGGAACAATCTTCTTTTTATAATCTTTGTGTACATAGTCTTTTAACTCTAGCAGGTCTTGAATTACCGCAATACCTGCACTTCCTTTATCCATTCCTATTATAGAAGGGTTGAATCTAGAGTCAAGAAGGTCTATTATTTTCTCCTGAACTGGATAAGATACCTTTGATAGTTGTACCTTTGCATGAAATAATAACTGTCCTATGTCATTTATTGTCATAATATAAATAGCGGTTGGCTCTGTGTATCCCAAGTCTATGCCAAATATTCTATCCACTCTTTCATCCTTTATTGGGGGTATCATGGCTATCTTTGCCATCATATTGGCAAGATTATCTGATTCTCTAATACCATCTATAGTAACTTTGTAAATAGGATATGGTTTGATTTGGAATGTACTTCTATCAAACAGAGAGAAGATGGGCTTTCCATGCTCCCCAAGTACGGAGTGTATATATTCGTCAGTGTCCTCTCCTCCATATTGTTCAATAGCTCTTTGCTTATCTTTATCATTGAACCTTGGATTCTGAAATGCTGTAACCCTGTGCTTAGAGTAGTTAGAATTTTCTCTATCACAGTGATAAAGGATATTGTTTTCCCTTACTCCTGTTGGCACACCCGATACAAGTAATCTGAATCCCCTCTCCCACGTATTCATAACTGGTTGCAA